TGGTTGTTATAAGTAAAACCGGAGAAATAGGTGAAATTTATGAAATACAAGATTTAAAAATAGCTTTGCCAAAAGCTGAAAATGTACATACATTTGAAGATGACAGGTGGAAGCACACTGAATACCCAAAGGAACTTAATAAAATCAAATCAGTATTTGATTGGGAAGAATACCCTTTGGACTTTAAAGAAAAATGGTATGATTACATTGATGAAGAATTTAATAGAAGAGAACAAGGCTTTTGGTTCTATAATAAGGGCTTGGCTACTTACATTACTGGTACTAACTATATGTACTTGCAGTGGAGCAAGATTGACGTTGGGCAGCCAGACTTTAGGGAATCAAACAGATTATTCTACATATTCTGGGAAGCTTGTAAAGCCGACCCGCGCTGCTACGGGATGTGCTACCTTAAAAATAGACGGTCAGGTTTTTCATTTATGGCAAGTGGGGAAACCGTTAACCAAGCAACAATATCTACAGATGCACGCTTTGGTATACTCTCGAAATCTGGACCCGATGCAAAGAAGATGTTTACTGACAAAGTTGTCCCAATATCAGTCAACTATCCATTCTTCTTCAAACCAATACAAGACGGTATGGACAGGCCGAAAACAGAACTTGCGTACAGGGTACCCGCGTCCAAGTTCACAAGGCGTAAACTCGACTCCAACGAAAAGCTACAAGAGATCACCGGGCTTGACACGACCATCGACTGGAAGAACACAGGAGACAACTCCTATGATGGGGAAAAACTAAAACTACTAGTACACGATGAAAGTGGAAAGTGGGAGAGACCAACCAACATATTAAATAACTGGAGGGTTACAAGAACTTGTTTAAGACTAGGTTCAAGAATTATAGGTAAGTGTATGATGGGATCAACATCAAATGCTTTAGATAAAGGAGGAGATAACTTTAAAAAACTTTACAATGATTCAGACGTTACACAAAGAAACGCCAATGGACAGACTCGCTCAGGACTCTATTCTTTGTTCATACCTATGGAATGGAACTACGAAGGCTACATTGATTCTTATGGCTTTCCTGTATTCAACACACCAAAAAAAGAAGTAGCAGGTCCTCTTGGAGACGCTATAACGCAAGGTGTAATAGAGTATTGGGACAATGAAGTAGAAGGGTTAAAGAACGATCAAGACGGTTTAAATGAATTTTACAGACAGTTTCCGCGTACAACTAAACACGCGTTTAGAGATGAGTCTAAAGAATCTTTATTTAACTTAACAAAAATATACGAGCAAATAGATTTTAATGAAGATCTTAAAAACTCAATAAACGTTACTCAAGGAAGCTTTCAATGGCAGAACGGAGAGAAAGATACAAAAGTTATATTTGTTCCAAATAAAAGCGGAAGATTCAGAGTTTCCTGGATTCCACCTTTAAATCTACAAAATCGTGTGATAATAAAGGGTGGACTGAAATATCCAGGTAATGAACACTGTGGAGCTTTTGGTTGTGATAGTTATGATATATCAGGTACGGTTGACAAAAGAGGATCAAATGGATCTTTACACGGACTCACTAAGTTTAGTATGGAGGACGTGCCTCCAAATCATTTCTTTTTAGAATATATAGCTAGACCACAAACCGCTGAGATATTTTTTGAAGATGTTCTAATGGCTTGCGTGTTTTACGGAATGCCAATACTAGCAGAGAATAACAAACCTAGATTATTATACCATTTTAAAAGAAGAGGTTATAGACGCTTCTCTATAAACAGACCAGATAGAAAATATAATAAACTATCAGTAACAGAAAAAGAATTAGGTGGAATACCAAATTCAAGTGAAGATATAAAACAAGCACACGCTGCCGCGATTGAAACTTACATAGAATCATACGTTGGTTTAAAAGAAACTGGATATGGTGATATGTATTTTCAAAGAACATTAGAAGACTGGGCTAAGTTTAACATAAATAACAGAACAAAGCATGATGCTTCTATTAGTTCTGGTTTAGCTTTAATGGCTTGCAACAAACACAGATATGCTCCGTCTAACCCAGTTAGAAGAGAAGCTGTAAATTTAGGTATTAAAAAATATGACAATAAAGGTGTCAATTCAAAAATTATAAGTTAAATGGGTATATACACTAACACTAATAGCGCTTTTCCAAGCCAAGTAGTAAGCGATGCTGAAAAAGCTAGCTGGGAATACGGAACTCAAGTTGCTCAAGCAATAGAGTATGAGTGGTTTGACCAAGGCAGAACTGGAGGCAATAGATACTTAACAAACTGGAACAATTTCCACTCGTTAAGACTATACGCTAGAGGTGAACAACCTGTACAGAAATATAAGGATGAATTATCTATAAACGGTGATTTGTCTTACCTTAATTTAGACTGGAAGCCTGTACCTATTTTATCTAAGTTTGTAGACATTGTAGTTAATGGTATATCACAAAAGTCTTATGACATTAAAGCTTACTCTCAAGATCCTAGCTCGGTAAAAAGAAGAACTGAATACGCTAGCAAGCTTCAAGAGGATATGGTGGCTAAAGAATACTTAGACAACTTAAAGCAAACGTTAGGTATTGATTTACATCAATCACCAAGTGGAGTTACGGTTCCAGAATCTAAAGAAGAGCTAGAATTGCACATGCAACTTAGCTACAAGCAGTCAATTGAAATAGCAGAAGAAGAAGCTATATCAACTGTGTTTGCTCAAAACAAATACGATCTTGTAAGACGTAGATTAAATATGGATCTTACAACAATCGGTATTGCAGCTGGTAAAACTAATTTTAACACAGCTGAAGGAATTACTGTTGATTACGTAGATCCAGCTTACATGGTTCACTCATACACAGAAGATCCAAACTTCGAAGATATATACTACGTAGGCGAAGTAAAGTCTATAACAATACCAGAGCTTAAAAAAGAGTTCCCTGGTATATCAGAAGAAGAGTTAAAGAGAATACAAGAAACACCTGGTAACAGACAATACATAACTGGTTGGGGTAATTACGACGAAAACACTGTACAGGTTATGTACTTTGAATATAAGACTTACCACAATCAAGTTTTTAAAATAAAGCAAACAGATTCAGGATTATTAAAAGCTCTTGAAAAGCCAGACACTTTTGATCCGCCTGAAAATGATAACTTTGAAAGAGTATCTAGGTCAATAGAGGTTTTATACACTGGCGCAAAAGTTTTAGGGACTAATACTATATTAGACTGGGGCTTAGCAGAGAACATGTCTAGACCAATGGCAGACACAACTAAGGTTGAAATGAATTACACAATATGTGCTCCTAGAATGTATAAGGGACGCATAGAATCTGTTGTAAGTAAATGTGTTGGATTTGCAGATATGATTCAGCTAACGCATCTTAAATTGCAACAAGTAATGTCTAGGATGGTACCAGACGGTGTTTACTTAGATATGGACGGACTAGCTGAGGTTGATCTTGGCAATGGAACTAATTATAATCCTGCGGAAGCATTAAATATGTATTTCCAAACTGGTTCCATCGTGGGTAGATCAATGACGCAAGACGGTGATATGAATCCAGGTAAAGTACCTATTCAAGAACTTAATAGTTCTAGCGGACTTGGTAAAATACAAGCGCTAATCCAAACATATCAGTATTATTTACAAATGATACGTGATGTGACAGGATTAAACGAAGCAAGAGATGGAAGCACGCAAGATAAGAACTCATTAGTAGGTCTTCAAAAGATGGCAGCTAACGCGTCCAATGTAGCAACTAGACATATCAAACAAGCTAGTTTATACCTTACGTTAAAGCTAGCAGAGAATGTGTCTCTTAAAATAGCAGATGCTTTGTATTTTCCATTAACAGCTGAATCACTTAAAAACTCTATATCAACTTATAACGTTGAAACGCTTCAGCAAGTCGTTGATTTAAACTTGTATGACTTTGGTATATTTTTAGAACTAGAACCAGATGACGAAGAGCAGGCTAAGTTAGAAGAAAATATTCAAGTTGCATTAGGCCAAGGAGGTATTGACTTAGAAGATGCTATTGATTTAAGACAAATTAAAAATCTTAAACTAGCTAATCAAATGCTTAAAGTAAAACGTAAGCAAAAAGCTATTCAAGATCAAGCTAATCAAC